GCCGACAAAGTTGTGGCTGGTGACAAGTTGATCTTGTTCCCTGTTCACGCTGGTCGTGCATTCCGTGATGTGTCTGTGAAGAACGAACACGGTTGCCCTGGCTTGTCTTACCATCTGGAAGTCATTGATTTGGCTGCACTGATGGCTAACCCTGCCGCCCCTGCCCTGTTCACCTTGCCTACCATTGACGGCTCCAAGGCCGATCACAAGTGGCAAAAAGTGGACGCCAACAACTTGGTGTATGGCAATACCTTTGGCGAAGACGCTGACGGTAATCCTTGCCGCAAGCACTTGGTTGTGGCGATGGTTCTGGATGCTCTGCCAACCAGCAACACACCCACCACTGGTCAGTGCGTTTCTTGCGCCCGTGCCAAACTCGGTTGCTTGACCGAAAGCCCCTTGTCCTGCATCAACATGAGCGTGACCGTTCCTGTTGAAGTCCACGGTGGCATTACCACCTTCTAAGGTGTAAAATGTGGGGGTGGAGTTGAACTCCACTCCCCATTTATTTTTCTTCAGGAGAAACCATGAGCGACAAAATCAAAGGCTTGAATTCATTCAAGTTTTGTTACGCAGTCAACACTGACTTGCAGGCTGGCCAAGACTTTGGCACATTCTTTGCGGTGAGCAAGGACAAGCAAACTGGACGATTCCAGACTAATTTGTTTGGTGCAAGTATGGGTCAGATTTATCTGTACTACACAGACAAGCGTGTTGAAGACGAGATGACTGACCAATCCATGCACTTTGCACTGGTGATGGATTTGATCGAAGGCCGAAAGTTTGCGCGTGATGAAGGCGCACTTGTTGTTGGCGTGAACAAAGAAGACCCGGCTGACAAAATCCGTGGGATGTTGGAACAGATGGGTGGCCGTGAAATCATGGATAAAGCAAGTCTTGTCAATGAAGCACTGATGGCTGCAAAGGCTGGCGCTGACACAAGCATGTATGCGGAGATGTTGAAGTGAAACACTACTACGTCTTTCAAATCCCCCTGAAAGAGCGTGACCGGCGCTGGGATTATGCCGGTACAAAGAAGCCAGAGTTTTACGCGCACGATGCAGACATTGTGATTGCGGATTACGCTGACATTCAAGCCAATGGACACTTGGACAACGAGCTTGCTAAGTTCGCACGCATCAAGTGGGCCAACATGCCATTCATGAACGAAGCGGTTAAGAAGATCATTGACCGCGCAATGATTGAAAAGCAGTTGATTGACCACTGGCAGAAGTTTCAAAAGCGAACGGGTTTCCAGATGAAGGCGTGGGCAAAGCAATGCCTGAGCCACACAGGTGACCCGATTCATTGGACAAAAGTAAAGCAGATTCTCGATCAAGACCCCAATCTTGAAGAAGAGATTTTGCAACACGCATTTGACAACATGACGTTGTATGAAGAGCGTGCATACCGCGATGAAGTCATGAATGGCGAAGTCGCAGGGGCGGAAGCGGAATGAATCTTAGTCAACTGATTTCTGATTTAGGTGAATTGACGGCAGATGAAAATCACGTCACATGGTCTGAGAAGAAGAAGACAGTCGCAATCAACTTAGCGTTGGCAGCGATATCGTCGATTCGGCCAGATGCCAATGTCGAGACAGTTGACTATGAGTTAAGCGAAGGCAGTGAGCAAACGCTACCTGCTGGAGTATCTGCAATCATTGGTGACATTCGCCCTATTTGCGTGGGGGCTGACGGCAAAGAAGTTGTTCAGACTCCGGTGAAGAAGGCAGATGAAAGCGAGATAACTGCATTTAAGTACTACAAGACTAAGTGCAGCACAAGCTCAGGTGAATTTGCCAGCGACAACACCTGTTCTAAGTGGCAGATGTCTGGATGGACGTATGACTCACGATCACCCACAAGGTTGATTGTTGACCCGCCAATCCCTGCTGGTGTGAAGCCGAAGATCAAACTGACGGTAACAAAGTGCCCTGACTCATTCAGTTTCCCCGCTGATAAAGACAAGACCATTGGCTGTAAGTACATGGCAGAGTTGTATGAATACGCTCTGTACGTCCTTTATGACTTGGAACAAGAAAGCGAGTTCGCCCAAGCTCGTAGCCAGAAGCATTTGACGGCATTCAGGGCCATGATGCAAGATGGCTACCGTGCTGAATCTCGCTTTGGCAGTGGTTTCTTCAAGGGCCAAGTTGGTACGGGTGACCCGAGAGTTGTATAGGCTTGATTTACCTATAATCAATAATAGAATACCTTCATGGATTTGAAGAACTCCCTCGAAATTAGCAAAGAACTGCTAGAAGACCTGCTTCGCAAGGACTGCGAGTTAGGCATGGAGTTGTTTCGTGATTTCATGCTGGCGAAAACGCATCGGAATGACGTTGACTGTAGGATGAAATACGCCTACTACTCTAGCCAAAGCCGTTACGTTCCAGAAGATGAATGTAAGCTGGACGGTCCTGCCATTTTCATTGGCATTTTCGCTCGTTTGCGCTCTATCTTTTTGGCATGGCATTTTGACCGTGTGGAAAAGGCTGGGGAAAACCTGTTCACAATTCGTCCAAGCCCTGTAGTCGAAGCGCCTGAGTCGATGAAGCAGCGTGCAATTGACGAGGTAATGAACGAAGTCTTGCAATCTGGCCTGCCACCTGAGATGGCGGTGTCATATTCCAAGCAGCGGATATCAGAGTTGAAGACCAACGTGTTCAACAAACTGTATAAAGCCGCTGAAAAAGCAACAGAACGCTGCAAGACGCACATCATGGATGACATGGTGGAAGGTCAGTTCTTGGAAGAGTATTACAAATGGTGGGATGCGTATGTAACGTACCCCTATGCGGTGATGCAATTCCCTGTGGTTGAGACAAAAACCAAAATGGTGTGGAAGCGGAACAAACTTGTTGCAGAAGACAAGTCAGTTGTTCGCGCAAAGTTCATTAGCCCAATGGATTTTTGGGTTACACCAGACTGTACTACTACAAATGACGGTAAAGCCGTGTTTGTGAAAGAGCGAATCAGTTATTCGGAGTTGACCAAACTCAAGAAACTGGCCAAAGGTGCAGTTGCTGAGAACTTGGATACCCTGCTAAACGGCGGCGACCAAGAGATTAAGCAAGACTGGTACGAAGAAGACAACGAAAAGACCCTAGAGGAAAGCACAACAGAATCCGGGATGACGAAATCGACATCTTGGGACATGATTAAGTGCTGGACAAAGATGACCGGGTTTGATTTGAAGGAATACGGTGTAGATACTGTGTTCGCGCCTAACAAAAAGAAGGTTGTGGACACAGAGGAATACACAGTTGAAGCGTGGATGCTGGACAAGATGATTATCTATGTCGCACCTACCTTCCATCCTACTGGTGATCGTCCTTTTTACGTAGCATCTTGGCAACCAGTACACGGTGCAGTGTACGGACGTGGGATGTATGACTGCATTGCCTCCATTGAGAAGGCTGGAAACCTGACAGCGCGGGAAATGTTGAAGAACGCAAGCCTGAGCGCCGGGTATATTGCAGAGATTGACCAAAGCCGCTTTGAAGAAGGTGCCGAGCCTCGCAATATTGCACCATTTACGATGTATCGGACGCAAGGTTATGAGATTGGCGCAGGCCAAACAGCTTTGAAGTTCCATACCATCCCAAGTGCATCGGGTTCACTGGCCCAACTACACGATTGGTTGAGCCAAAAGGCAAGCCGCGCTGCTGGCATTGAAGATTTCATGGCCGGGGCATCCCAAGACGCTGGAAGTGCAATCCGCACCAACATGGGTGTGCAGGCAGTACAGGGTAACGGCACAAAAATGACGAACATGCGTGCAAATACGGCAGACAAGTTCTGTTTCTTGCCCATGTTCCGTGACTGGTGGCGTTATCTGATGCTGTATTCAGAAGACGAGACGATTAAAGTTGACGCCGAAGTCGATATCAAAGGTCTTACCAGCGTTACGGCCAAAGCAGAATTGGAAAGCCGGTCAATTGAGTTGTTGCAGTACCTGCCAGCGTTTATGCAAGCAGCACAAATGCAGGGTATTCAGCTTGATCCGAAATTCACAATGGGTGTACTCAAGAGTGCAGCGGGTCAGTTGGGTGGCGACATTGAATACCTTGCCGATCCAGACGATCAAGCGGCGATTCAAGGGGCTGTTGGCGCAGCGGGTGGGGCTACACCTATGCCTGTACCGGACGGGCGTTCAGCAACGCCACAGACGGCTGATATGGCCTCTCAGTTGCCACCGCAATAGGCTTGACCCCACATATCGGCACAAGGACAATTGAATCATGGACGGAAAACCAGTTACTCTTAACAGTCAAGTTTTTGACATGATCTACGGCCCCGGAATTGTGGCTGATGTAGAGGGTTTTGTTGTTCAATTCGACGGCCATTTCCAGAAGTACACGGGTGATGGCTGGAACACCACATGGAAGAAGCGAACACTTTACTGGAGTGAGCCACTTGTCATTGTGCCAAACCCCGACATCCAGAAATCCAACAAGGTTCGGGATGTTTTGATGCAAGTCAAGAACATGATTGAGTAAAAACATGGAATGCCAACCAAAAGTATATTTATCGTGTGAAGATAACACGACAATTTTTGGGCCAAAGACAGGCCAAGTTGTTCAT